CATTGCGTGATTTAACAGGCCAAGTGATCAAATCCAGTGCCTCACGGGGTGGTGATGAGTGGGAAGTGATCGAATTCCCGGCGATTCTCCCGTCTGGTAATCCCCTCTGGCCTGAGTTTTGGTCGATAACCGAGCTAGAGAAGCTCCGTACTGAACTGCCAAACAGCAAGTGGCAGGCGCAGTACCAACAGCAGCCTACATCTGACGGTGCAGCTATCGTCAAGCGGGAGTGGTGGCGCGTCTGGGAAGAAGAACGGCCTCCGCAGTGCGACTACATCCTGCAAACGTGGGATACGGCGTTCGAGAAGAACAACCGTGCTGACTTCTCGGCGTGTACGACGTGGGGTATCTGGTACAACGACGAGGATCACGGGCAGGCCAACATCATTCTGTTGAATGCGTTCAAGGAACGCATGGAGTGGATCGAGCTAAAAGAGACGGCATTCAAGCACTACCAAGAGTGGGAGCCGGATGGCGTGCTAATAGAGAAGAAAGCGACCGGGGCACCCCTGATATATGAGTTCAGGGCGATGGGCATACCGGTGCAGGAGTACACCCCGTCCAAGGGTAATGACAAGATTAGTAGGTTGAACTCGGTGTCGGACATCATCGCGTCAGGCAAGGTATGGGTGCCAGAGACTCGGTGGGCCGAGGAGCTAGTAGATGAGATCGCTAGCTTCCCCAGTGGTGAGCATGACGACTTGGTTGATGCCACGACACTTGCGTTGATGCGTTTCCGTCAGGGTGGGTTTATTCGCCTGCCTAGCGACGAGCCAGAAGAAATTAAGTGGTTCAAGTCTCAAAAGAATGCGGGGTACTACAACGTATGATTATCGACTTTGATGACCTGACGGCGTTTGCTGACTGGTGGATTACTAACCGCCCTGTTAGACCACCGCCTGATGCCATCACAACTTACGACAACATGACCGGGACGTGCCTATACCGAAGTGGGTGCTATCAAGTGCAGATGTTTACTGCACGGCCTAACTCGTCCGCCCCCTCGCATGTACATCCAAACGTCGATAGCTATGAGTTGTATTTATCTGGCGACTTAGACTTTGTAATTAATGGGGTCACTTACAAACACGCAGACATAGCTAACAACCCGATACCGGTGAGAATCTATCCGTCTTACTGGCATGAGGGTATAACTGGTGATGCTGGCGGGTGCTTCTTGTCTATTCAGAAATGGTTGAATGGCGTGCCGCCAACGTGTGTAGGTAATGACTGGATTGATGTGAACGGCAATACACAAGGTAATTGCCCAAGTAAAAACTAAGGAAAAATCATGGCAATCGATAAAGGACTGTATGCAGCGCCTCTCGGCCTAGCCGACGCAGCTGTGGCGGAGCCGGACTTAGAGATTGAGATCGAAGACCCAGAGTCGGTGAAAATCGGCATGGATGGTGTTGAGATTGAGATTGAGAAGCGCGAGCCTACCGCAGAAGATTTTGATGCAAACCTCGCTGAGTTTATGGACGACGGTGAGTTAGCGTCGCTAGCAGACGAGCTGGTGGGTGACTTCACTGGTGATGTGGACTCCCGCAAAGACTGGGTAGATGCCTACGTCAAAGGCTTGAAGCTGCTGGGTTTGAGAGTGGAAGAGCGTAGCGAGCCGTGGTCTGGCGCGTGTGGCGTATTCCATCCGATGCTGACCGAAGCAGTTGTGCGGTTCCAATCAGAAGCAATCGTCGAGACGTTCCCAGCGATGGGGCCGGTCAAGACACAGATCGTCGGTGCTATCGACAAGATGCGAGAAGATGCAGCAGCTCGCGTACGCGAAGATATGAACTACCGCTTGACCGAAGAGATGGTCGAGTATCGCCCTGAGCACGAGAAGATGTTGTGGTCTCTGCCGTTGGCGGGTTCAGCATTCAAGAAGGTCTACTACGATCCGTCACTAGGTCGCCAAGTAGCGATGTTTATTCCGGCTGAAGACATGGTTGTGCCATATGGCGCGTCGAGTCTGGAGACGGCGGAGCGTGTCACACATGTGATGCGTAAGACCAAGAACGAGCTGCGCAAGCTGCAAGTGGCTGGGTTGTACCGTGATGTCGATCTTGGTGACCCGCAGAACGTGCTGGATGACATCGATAAAGAGAAAGAACGCGAGCAGGGCTACGTCGGCAACGTCGATACCCGCTATAAAGTGCTTGAGATGCACGTCGAGTTAGACCTGCCGGGGTTCGAGGATAAAGACAAAGATGGCGAGCCGACAGGCATTGCACTGCCATACGTCGTGACCATCGAGCGTGGTACACAGACTGTTCTGTCTATCCGTCGCAACTGGTACGAGGATGACACTCTTAAACTGAAGCGCAATCACTTTGTGCACTATGTGTATGTGCCGGGGTTCGGCTTCTATGGCTTCGGCTTCATTCACCTGATCGGTGGTTACGCTAAGGCAGCGACATCCATCATGAGGCAGCTGGTAGACGCGGGTACGCTGTCTAACCTGCCGGGTGGTATGAAGAGTAAGGGCTTGCGGATCAAAGGTGACGATACGCCTATCGCACCGGGTGAGTTCCGTGATGTCGATGTGTCGTCGGGTTCGATCCGTGACAACATCCTGCCGCTGCCATATAAAGAGCCAAGCCAGACGCTGTATCAGTTGCTGAACCAGATCATTCAAGAAGGCCGCAGCTTCGCCTCCGCTGGTGACATCAACGTCAGCGACATGAGCACACAAGCTCCTGTTGGTACGACACTGGCAATCCTTGAGCGCACTCTGAAGATCAGCACAGCTGTGCAAGGTCGCCTGCATTACGCGATGCGTAACGAGTTTAAGCTCTTGAAGGCCATCATCCGTGACTACACTCCAGAAGAGTACAGCTACACACCAGTAGACGGAGATCGTCAGGTCAAGCAAGCTGACTACGACATGGTAGACATCATCCCTGTCAGTGATCCGAACGCTGCGACTATGGCGCAGAAGATCACGCAGTATCAGGCGGTGATTCAGTTGGCTCAGCAGGCTCCGCAGTTGTACGACCTGCCGCTCTTGCATCGTCAGATGATCGAGGTGTTGGGTATTAAGAACGCAGCTAAGTTAGTGCCGACAGAAGATGACGCGGTGCCTATCGACCCAGTGCAGGAGAACCAGAACCTGTTAATGGGTAAGCCAGTCAAGGCGTTCATAGAGCAAGATCATGAGGCACACATTGCTGTGCACATGGCAGCAGCTCAGGACCCCAAGATTCAACAGATGATGCAGACCAACCCTATGGCTGCTCAGATTCAGGCAGCAGGTGCAGCACATATTAACGAGCACTTGGGCTTCCAGTACCGCAAAGAGATCGAGCGGATACTCGGTGTCACGCTACCGACCGAAGAGCAGAACAAGCAGATGCCTCCGGAGATCGCAGCACAGGTTGCTCAGATGGCGGCACAAGCAGCTCAACGCCTGTTGATGACAAACCAGCAGCAAGCGGCACAGCAACAAGCACAGCAGCAAGCACAAGACCCAGTCATTCAAATGCAGATGCAGGAGCTTCAGCTTAAGCAGCAGGAGATTCAGCGGAAGATGGAGAAAGACCGTGTCGATGCACAACTCAAACAGCAGCAGTTGCAGGTTGAACAGGCCCGCATCGCAGCTCAAGAGAAGATCGCAGGTCTGCAAGTTGGTGCTAAGACTTCCCATGCGCAGACTGAACTTAAGGCACGCATGGAGGTCGAGGGTATCAAGCTTGGCCTGCAAGGTGCTAGACAACGTCAAGACGCTGCACGTGCGCAACGACCACAACCTGCACCACAAAAGAAGGAGACTAGATGAATGAGCGAACCGTCCTAGGCTACTTAAAAGATAAGTTTAAGGACGAGCAAACACTCAGGGCTGAGTTTCTTGCCTCTGGCAATGCCGCCAGCCTTGAAGAATACAAACACGTAGCCGGAGTGATCCGGGGTCTGGCGATGGCTACGGAAATCTTAGATGACCTCGTGCAACGACTGGAGAACTCTGATGAATAGTGCTGTTGACCTCTCACAAGCTGTAGACCTGTCTGCTGTATTGGACAAGTCTGCCGATGAGAAAGCGAAGCAATTGCCGGAACCTGCGGGGTATCACATCCTTGTGGCGCTACCCGAGTCTGAAGAGACTTACGAGAGTGGCCTGATCAAGGCTGACGAGACCCGTCGGTTTGAAGAAGTGCTATCCACGGTGTTCTTCGTGGTTGCCCTAGGCCCTGACTGCTACAACGACCCGGCTAAGTTTCCTACCGGCCCGTGGTGCAAGAAAGGCGACTTTATCCTTGCTCGCCCTAATACCGGTACCCGCCTGAAGATTCATGGTCGGGAGTTCCGTCTAATTAATGACGACTCGGTTGAAGCGGTGGTGCAAGACCCCCGTGGTATTTCACGTGCATAAGGAGAAGTAGATGGCTACTAAGATGGAATTAACTGAATTCGAGTTTCCCGACGAGAAAGAGGTGAAGCTGGAGGCAGAAGCTAGTAAGACGCAGGCTGCTGAACCAGATATTGACCTTGAGATCGTAGACGACACCCCGCCTCAGGATCGTGGTCGTAAGCCTATGGCTGAGCCACCCGAGGATGTGACTGATGACGAGCTAGCTTCGTATGACGAGAAGGTCCAGAAGCGCCTCAAAAAGTTTACAAAAGGTTATCATGACGAGCGTAGAGCTAAGGAAGAAGCCCTGCGTGAACGTCAGGCTGCGGAAGAGTTCGCCCGTCAGATGTACGAGGAGAACATGCGGTTGCAACAGCAGCTGTCCGAAGGCTCAAAGTTGTTTATTGAGCAAGGTAAGACAGCCGCCCAGCTAGCCCTTGAGACTGCCGAGCGTAAGTACAAAGAGGCTTATGAGTCTGGCAACTCGGATGCTATGGTCGAAGCTCAGCGGATGATCGCAGCAGCCACTTTGAAACTTGACAAGGCTGAGAACCTTAGACCTATTGAAGTAGAGGAAAAACCCGAGTATAGTCCGCCAAAACAGGTTGCTTCTCCTAGGGATGCCAAGTTACAGGAATGGCTTGTAGACAACCCTTGGTACGGCGACAACGACGACCCTGAACATACTGTAATGAGTGCTACCGCCCTTGGCGTGCACAACGCACTAGTTAAACAGTACGGTCAAGGCTTCGTCGGCACAGATGACTACTACGAGAAGATTAACTCTCGTATGCGAAGAAGTTTCCCCGATTATTTCGGGAGCCAGCAAGACACTCAGGATACCGAGGAGGATGAACCGCCAGCGCGGTCAGCCCCTTCCCGTGCCAAACCCGCTACTGTCGTGGCTCCGGCTACACGTAGTACGTCGCCCAAGAAGGTAAAGTTAAACGCTTCACAAGTGGCTATTGCCAAGCGTTTAGGTGTGCCTCTTGAACTCTACGCCAAGAAGGTTGCTGAACAACAGGAGAATAGATAATGGTTACCGAAACTCGTTTAACTCGTAATACCGAGTCCCGTGACAAGACTATGCGGAAGCAATCGTGGGCACCCCCTGAGCTTTTGCCTTCGCCTAATCCAGAACCCGGCTTCAAGTTTCGGTGGGTACGCGTATCGACGCTAAATTCCCCGGACCCTATCAATATTTCTGCTAAGCGGCGTGAAGGCTGGGAGCCAGTTAAGGCTTCTGAGCATCCTGAGCTGCAATACCACATCGACCCCGAGGCGAACTCGAAAGATGTGGTCGTAATTGGTGGGTTGATGCTCTGCAAGACCCCTGAAGAGTTTGTCGAGCAACGTAATGCTTATTACCAAAAGCAGGCAAATGATCAGATGAATGCGGTAGACAACAACCTGATGCGCCAGAGTGACCCACGGATGCCTCTGTTCAATGAACGGAAATCATCCACTAGCTTTGGCTCTGGAAAATAATTTTTTGGAGTTTAATCATGGCTTATCCTACTGTAAGTGCCCCTTACGGCCTACAGCCAATCAACTTGATTGGTGGTCAGGTCTTCGCAGGTGCAACTCGTCAGTTGCCGATCACTCCCACTATCGGTAACGGTGGTGGCTCGATCAACTACAACACCCCGATCTACTACGGTGATGTAGTGCAGCTGAGCCAAGCAAATAGCACCATCATCGTCTCGACTCTGGACACAGATACTTCTGCTGTTCCGGGCGTTGTTGGTGTTTTCTTGGGTTGCACCTATACCAACCCTGTAACCAAACAAAAGACCTTCAGCCAGTACTGGCCCGGTTTTGCGTCTGGTGTAACTGACGCTTACGCGTACGTTGCAGATGATCCTGACCAGCTCTACAAAGCTGCGTCGGTGGGTAACACTGTTAACACCACCGGTCTGGTTATCAGCGCTGTATCGCAAGTTGTCGTTGGTAACAACGCTACTCTGATCTTGAACACTGGCTCGGCAACGACCGGTAACTCGAAGATTGGCGTATTTGCTAACGCAGTAAGCACCCCGCTGCCAATGCGAGTAGTTGATGGTATCCCTGATACCGCAACCTCCAACGGCTACACCGAGCTGGTTGTCAAATTTAACTTTGGCTACCATTCTTACAACAACGCTGACGGCGTAGCTTAAGGAGTAAATCATGGCTATTTCACGCGCACAACTACTGAAAGAGCTGCTCCCCGGCCTGAACGCCTTGTTCGGTATGGAGTATGCTCGTTACGGCGAAGAGCACAAGGAAATCTACGAAACCGAGACTTCCGAGCGTTCATTCGAAGAAGAAACCAAGCTGTCCGGCTTCTCGGCAGCTCCGGTGAAAAACGAAGGTTCAGCAATTGCGTATGACAATGCGCAGGAAGCTTGGACTGCTCGATACAACCACGAAACCATCGCTCTGGGTTTCTCGCTGACCGAAGAGGCCATCGAAGATAACCTGTATGACAGCCTGTCGGCTCGTTATACCAAGGCGCTGGCTCGTGCTATGGCTTACACCAAGCAGGTTAA